TCGGTCTTTATATCCTTGGAACTGGCAATGTGAGTGAGTCCGGTGGTTTCGATATCAACATAGTAGATGTCTACCACGTCGCCCGCTTTGAGTCCGGTATAGTTGATACCTTCCGTACCGTCTTCTTCTGTTGCTTCTGTTACTCCGTCAGCACCACGTTCAAAAACGCCAGTGGCAACCCCGTTAACCTCGATCCACACCGATCCATATTCTGCCAGTTTTTTCAATGCAATATAATTTGCACTTTCCTGATCTGCTGAAACGGTCACGGTCTCCTGAGCAACGACACCGCCACCATACCATTTGACCTCAGTGCCTTTTGGCACGTCAGCCGCTACTACGTCTGCCATTATATCTCTCTATAAATGATTCGCACATCTATCGGCACATGGTACCAGCCCATAGGATCCTCGATCCGCCGGACTCCTCCCGTGACCTGCCGGGTCGTGATGTCATACGACACCGACCCGAGGGTCCACCGTTCGGGCACCATGTTCATCCGGGGTTTGTGCATAACAGCGATCACCGCCGCTGCAACGGTTTCCACTTCTCCTGGTGATCTGACACCGCCAGACACCGGAGGGTTTGACCAGCATGAGATCTGCACCCGTGAAACATACCCCTTGCCAACTTCAGCGTCAGGCACCCGAGAAACCGGGTGTACTGAAATGGCCGGGAGTTCAGGGGTTGTTGGGAGCCCGTCAACATACACACGGGCACCGACGAGAGCGGTGATGGTAGGAGATGCTGCCAGTTGGTTGCGGACCATAGAGGTGATCATTGTGTCACCTGCCTGAGTGCTGCAGCGATCTCTGTTCTCACCCGCTCATACACCTGGTTTCGGTTCTCGTCCCATGCCGGCCTCATATACGGGTGTGGATGAGACCCATACCATAACGGAGACATACGAATAGGACCATACGCCCCCTGCCTGTGTTTTGACCCAAAGAAAATGTTTTGCCATTTCTGTGACTCGACCGGCCACCGCCATGGAGTTTTTCGTCCCTGGCCGTTCTCTGCATGTATCCCGGTCCCGAACTCGACATAGGCAGCATATTTGAGATTCGTACCAACAATGACATTTACTCCGCCATCGACTTCCTCAGTTTTGGTAGAGATACTGCCACGGAGATGACCAAGATCGACCGGGCACTTTTCTTTTGCTGCAGCCTCGACGGGGAGCATGGCTTTTTCGCCCACGTCAGAATAATACCGCTTGTATTCTATTCCAAGCTCTTTCAGACGTTTCGTGAGTTCGTCAAGCCCCTCGATCCGTATGTCGTCAGACACCGACTGCCTCCAGTGACAGGACAAGATGAGACACCCGGTTTGCAATCATAGCAGGGTCGACTGCCGTGATCCTGTATTTGCGATTGTATGGTGGTTCGGTCCCGATGATATGCCTGCCATGGTGTGCCTCGGTTTCAGCCGGCACGATACAGACCGTTTTCCGGTCAACCTGTGCCCCGGCATCCGACTGGCTCATTGTTGCCCTGGCCCTCCCGAACCGGCACCGAATAGGCAACAGGGTATAGTTTGGGTCTGCTACGTTCCAGGCATCAACCTCTCCAAACGCCTCACAGGTTTCGAGGTATGCCGTATGGACCAGGAGAGTCGCAGGGTACGTCATAGGTTTGCAACCTCACAATAGAATGCTGATTTGTTCTGATTCGTGTAGGACTCAAGCGCCTCATACGCCTGTTTTCGGTATGTGGCAATGGCAGCATCTACGTTTGTTTTGTCCTGCCACTCAAGCGTTGAGCTCTCTTTCGTCCCGTCCATCCGGTACCGGGTCAGGACTGCAGCGACTGCCAGATTGACCCCAGCCGTTCTGACGGCCGGGTCTGTTGCACTGGCCGTGATCCCGGCACGGGCACAGACAGAGTCCACCTCAAGATCCGACAGGGCAATAATTGCCTCGACGGTTGCCTGAGGCAGAGCAGTCCCGGTGATTGCCAGGACTTCTGCGTATGTAGTGTATGCCATTTACCGACCCCCCCGTATGTCGTAGTATTTCCGTTCTGTCTCCGGATCAACCGGAGACGTAAAAGCCCGCCACGTCAAGGGGTTGCAGACGTTGCCGGCCTCGAGACTTGCGTCTCTGTTTGCCTCGTCGATCTGCGTTTTTGTCTGGACGTTGGCAGAGCTCAGCATGGTTAGTACTCTACCCGGCAGATTGCATTCGCTGCAAGATAGTTTACCCCAAACCGTGCAGTAATGGTACACCCCACCAGGTCGCGGATCGGATCCTCATACCGGCTGACGGTAAGATCCCGCCTCATGGCAATGCCTCCAGCGTTCCGGCTGTCATAGACGAGCATACCGATATCGCCATCAGAGTCATACTGCCAGGTGTAGGTGCTTGAGTCATCAGTCACGCCACAGGTAAATACCCTGAGCCCCATCAGAGACGGGAGACGGCCAGCCATTGCAGCGTCTGCCCCTACATAGCCAGTCGGTACAAACTCCTTAAGGGTCAGTGCTTCGGCCTGTGGACAGAGAACAATGGTGTCAGGGATATACCCCTTCTCTTTTACCAGACCGACTGCTGATGCAATTGCCTTAATACCCTGGTTGCTGCCAACAGTGTCGTGTTCGTTCCCTGCATTGTCGAGCAGACAGGTCAGCATAAGCTGGTTGAGACGGTTCTCAACAGACGCCCCTGCCTTCCGCACCTCCATAGCGACGGCATCGAACAGCCCATCGTCGATGAGCTCACGGGTGATGAGCGGTCTGGTGCCGTATTTCCTAACAGTGAAATCACGATATGCGTAATCCTGCTGACCAATCGGTACCTCTGCGCCCTCTGCCACCTCACCGGCATATGTCCCGGATGCCCCATATGGCACCCGGAGGGTGTTGCTGTTGGTGCGAAACATCGGCACGGCCTGCCTGAAACACTTCTGAGGTTCCGCCCCCTCCATAACCGTATTGTACATCTCGGTCTGTATGAGAGTGGTTGACTCAATGGATTCAGTTAGCAGGAGTTCACGGACAGAAACGATCTTGCCATCTCCGTCATAGGTTCCGAGTTCTCTTGGTATTGCACGCTCTATGATGTCTTTCCGTTCAGACGGCCCTGCATGAGCGATTTTAAGATATGTTGAAAGATATGACATTGTTTAGACCTCAGATTGCTGCCTTGCTCACATAGTGTGGCTGGATCATTATTCTGCCAGTTCCGCCCCCTGCAATGTCGTCCAGTGCAATACCCACCGCGTAGGTGCTGGCGGTATCTACCAGGACTGAAACAGTCCCGCCAACTGCGTTGTCGTTGACAATGACGAAATGACCGGCATCGATGCCTGTGGTATCGTCTGCGTTTGCGACGTATGCAATACAGCCCTGGCAGGCAACCGTCACGACTGCCCCACTGGCTGCTCCAAATATTGCAACCCCGAGAGGGGCCTCGGTAGTCCCTGCAACGGCAGGGTGCACGGTCATGTTTACACCGGTGCCGTGAATTGCCACGACCTGGCCGGCCTTGATCGTTGCTCCAGCGGTGAAACATTGGAGATTATCCCCAGAGTATAACACCTGCTGAATTGTTGGGAATGCTGAAATGTCTGCCATTATACCCACTCACTAGCGAATACTTCGCCGTTTTCTATTCTGACCCTGTACCCTGCCGGAGTAGCCAGCTCTCTGACCGGATCCGGGGTCGTGACCGGTGCGACCGGTGCAGTCTCTAGTTCTTTAATTCTAGTCTCTGCTGCTGCCAGTTTTGCCTCATATGACTCAGACAGCTCTTTGATCTTCCCGTCATATATCTCGGAAAGTTCTTTTATAAGCTCGTCTCTCAGAGCTTTTACGTCGATCTCTGCCATTTCGTGATCCTCTTCTATGGTATTCTCTGGGGCCGGTGCAGGCACTGAATCTGAGACCGGCTCGCTATTCTCTCTCAGGGTGCAGACCTTACAGGCCCCACGGTTCACCAGGGCCAGCCCGGTGAACGTAATATCTGTTGCCTCGTATTCCCGTGTGCCTGGGTTCCACCTGTCTTTCCCAACCGTCTCGACACTGACGAAATTGATTTCACCGGCCTCGACCAGTGCTGCAGCGTCACGGCTGTTTTGAGTCAGACCATGCAGGATTATGTCTCCGACGACTGCCCCGTCTTTGTACGTGACGTTTTCAACCCTGCCAATCTTGTCGGTGACTGCCCGGTGTTGCCCACCAGCGTGGCGGTTCCATACCGTGTCATCAGTCCAGTTCGCTGCATATCGTTCAAGCGTCCCAGAGTTCACCCGCCATGGCGTTTTCTGCATAGAGTCCGTCCAGGTGCCCTCTGCCAGCAGTTTGACGCCCCGGATGGTCAGGCCCTGACCGGTACGTTCTATTCTGCTGGACATTTCAGACAGCCCGACAGCAAAAGCCCGCACAGTTGGTTTTATGTCCTCGTTCTCTTCTATTTTGTAGTATGAGAACTCATGCTCTTTTAACCATGACTCAACTTCTTCGAGGGAATGCTCGAGAAATGAAATAGAAACAACGTCTTTCGATTCGTTGTAACTTGGAGAAATGCCCTTTCCGTACAGGTTCTTATGCTCTCTGATTGCCGGTTCGTCCCGGATCCGAGCAATATAGGACGGCATGTATAAGTATATTACTATATGCGCATATGGTAATTTCG